AATCTACACTATTATTACCAACAGTTATAGTTTTAAACGCACCCCATCCAGTTGCTGAAGGATATCTAAATGAAGGGCAAGAACCATTAAGATAACCAGATCTACCCAATATGAACTTATCTTCATTTGTTCTACTTTCTCTATAAATGTCCCAACCATCAAAACCACCAGAACATAATAAGGTAAATTTACGTGCAAATAATCTGTAATATGGATTTGATTCACTTGTTGGGTCTGATGTGAAAGTTCCCGAACCAACATAGAATGCTGGAGTTCCACTTGTTGTGAATGAATTACCAATGGTGATACCACTAGCATTTATATCCATATGGAATCCTTTTGTCTTATATAACCAATTGTCACCACTAGTATCAGTACAAACTGATAAAGGAAGTTGTTTACCTTTGTAAGCATAAAAATCTAAATCATAACCAATTGTATCTGAAATACCTAAATAAGTTCTTCTAACATTATCTCCCGCACTTCTTATTATATCATCAGAACCTGATGATAAACCAAAAGGTGGATTATAAATTACTTCACCAGGGAAATCATATTTAGTTTTATAGATTGGGAACGGAGGTTTTACACCAGCATACTCTCTAAATTGATATCCTTCAAATCCACAAGGTAAAGCGTCAACTGGAGCATCTTCATTCATTACTAACATAACAAATTTAGAATTCAATGCGTACTCCCCATCCATTGTACCAATTTTCTTGGCAATGAAATTATTTTCATTTGGATTCATTGAACAATTGGTGAACTTCTCAAGTACAACAGGGTTAGAATCGTTATCAAAGAAATCTCTTACAAATACATCAAATGTTCCATTGTTAAATGATATATTAGAAATTGAAAGCTTAACTTCATAATTCGCATCATTACCATCTGCGATTGTAACAAATTTGAATAGGTTATATACTTTATTACCTCTTAATTCAGAAACTAACCAAGGTGATTCAGGCGATTGATATTTTTCTAAATACCATGCGATTGATGTTGTATCAACACCTTGTCTAGCGTTAGGTAATGCAGTTAAAGAACAATTTAAACCTCTAATGTAACCTTTTCTATATCCATATGTTAATAAAGATTGGAAAGTTTCCTCAACAAATAAAGGAACAGTTGTTCTTTGTTTTGAGAAATTAGTAGTACCAAAAACTTTTGATAGATATTTTGGATCTGAATTAGTAAATGATGTTTCAAAGAAAAACGTTTGATTATCTTTATTTGTTACATTTAATCCAAATGTTGCAAAAGGATTTTTAGTGACACCTGAATAAGCTCCAGTACATGTCATACTAACATCAGTTAAACCTGACACTTCATAAACAGCACCATCATCAGTAGTATATGTTGCCAAACCTCTTGAACGTAATGTAGCAATAACCAAATCGTCATAGTCAGTATAAGATTTACCTGAATAAACAAATGCTTGTCCTGATACAGTACCACTATAACAATTTAATGTTGTTCCAGTATTTGGTGTTCCTGTATTACCGGAAGCACATAATCCACAAGGGTCATATAGATTTAAGTTTACAGTCCAATTTGTAATGACCGAACCATCTTCGGATGTTACAACATAACTTTTAGTTAGAGCACTAAAGTTAACATTAGTTTCAACCGATGATTGAGGAACACTTTCACTTGTTACATCTGCAGATGTACAAGAACTGAAAGTTACTGTCATAGCTGTTGTATCTGCAGTTGTTGAACCTGAAGGTAAACAAACATTAATAACATTTGTATTATAATTAATAGAACCAAAAACTTCACCAATTGTCGCAGCACTTACAGAATAACTAAATATTGTTGCACAATCAGAGAGTGTAGGTGTTTGAACTATACTATCTACAACATTATAGAATGAATATCCTGTGTAATCAGTATTACCTACATTATCAAAGGTAGCATAATACCAAGTATCATTAACTGATGCGGTATAATCAGCTAAATCTGAACTTACATTGTCAACACCAAATACATTTGTACTTGCAGTATACGCTGATAATAAATCATAAGTTCCACCTGAAATAGTACCAAAATAACTTATCGAAGTTGCTGAAGTTGCAGGAGCGTTTAAGACATTAAAAATTTGATTCTGTAAATCAGTTTTTATTGTTGATGTTGACCCATTAAATAATTCATATGTACTATCAATATCTGATAATATAATATCAGCATTAGAAGAACCAATAAATGAAATTGAATCGACACTATCAGTACAACCAGTAAAATCAATAGTGTAATCAACAATTGTATATCCAGTACATTCAACTGAACAATTTACTTCAGAAAACCCTGAGCATTCAAAACCAACTGTTGATTGGTCAACATTAGCTACAGTAACAATAGACCAAGAAGGTCCCGCATCATAACCTGATAATCCAAGAACTCTTGTTACGAATAATTGGTTTGATTGTTGTAAATATGCTTTAGCGATATATGCTGCTTCATATTTTGGAATTTGTGTGTTAATAAATTTCTCAGGTGAAGTTCCACCAAAGTAAGCTTGAAATTCGTCAAAGTTTGTAATAAAGATAGGTTCGAAGGCGGGACCTTTAAGAGTTTCACCAACAATACCCAAAGTTGTTACACCAACACTTTGAGAAACAAAGCTTAAATCGACCTCAGAAGTATATACACCAGGAGAAACGAATACTTTATTTGCCATTTTTTTTTATTTTTAAATGATTTATTTTAAGATAAATATTACCCAAAAACACAAAAAACTTTACTTTGTAATATGTATTAATAAATTGAGTAGAATAAATTCTACCTTTTTTCTACTATGGATAATGAAGGTAAAAAAATAAAAAATTTAAAAATATCTTTAGAGGTTCACAATATACTTAAAAATTATTGTGATAAGAATGGAATTAAAATGTATAGATTCTTGGAAAGACTTATAATTGAAAAATGTAAGGAGAAAAAAGATATATATGGGGATAATTAAACTAATAAAGGTCTTTCTATTTTAATCATTGATTGTAATGAGTTATCAGTTTTATCCACCTCAATTCTCAATACATCCCCAGTGTTAATTTGAATCTCATTGATATTACTCCCATAATAATCGTTGTTTATATAAACATCAAAATTTTCAATATTATCAGTTTCCAATATTGATAGATTTGTTGTATAATCTAATGTTTGAGATAATGTAGTATTACCAACAACAAATACAGCATCAAAAATATTAGGTAATGAGGTATTTCTATTTTTCCCTTTCTTTGTTGTGATAGTATCTACTTCTAAAACTTGTAATACTCTAGTTATTGCTGGAGAAACTTCAAACTCATCTTCATCAATTAAAAATCCTAACATTGTAAAGTCATAACTTTGAATATAATATTTTCTTTTCTCCATATCCATCACAGATTCATCTGAGATGTTACTCATTATTATTGGAATATAATGACCTTTGATTACTTGATATGCTTGTCTAGAACTAAATTTCTCAATAACAATTTTATTAAATCTATTTAATTCTCTCATTCTATTACATACAATTTTTACTTGAAATGTAATATCAATTGGAACTGGTTGAGGTATTTTGTAAATATCCATACCACTTCTTTGACCATCCCAAGTTGGAACTTGAGCATAAAAGTATTGTCTTCTATTTGGTATTGTATATAATACAGCAGGATTAGTACCATATTTTACTTCAGGAACTCTAACAATTGAAATAAATGGAGGTTCAACATTTTTATCCAAATTTTGTAAATCCCAAGTTTCAGTAAATTGAGACCAATTTTGTGTAGTTATTAAAATATCAATTGTTGGTATAACTTTACCATCAACAATAGTCTTTAATTCATTCTTAACAAAATCCAAAAAACCACCATCCAAATCTGCGTGTAATAAAGACTTGGGTAAATAAGTACCATCTTTGTTAATCTTATCAACTAATTCTTTTCTCCTTTCCAAAAGAATCTTTGATTCAGTTAATGGTATATTTTTTTTAATTTTTTTTGGTAATGGCATAATTACAATCCTCTAAATTCATTATCTACAACAGCTGAAGCAACTATTGTTCTATAATATGGTCTATAACCAGCATAGTTATGTTTATTGTCCGATACAACCCTCCCATCATTATTTACAACATAATATCTAATTCTATCCTCAGTTTCGTTATAACCCAAATAATCCCCAAAATTAATATCAATTCCCAATTCATCCAATTGTTTTTGATAAATTGAAAATCTCATATTACCAGGTTCAGTTTGATTAATACCAGGTTTATTACCCGCAATCATTTTATTCTCAGGTGCTGATATTTGAACATATCCTTTCAATTCAATTGGGGGTAGAAATTTAATTCCATCCTTTAATGCTTCACCATATACATCGTCAGTCTTTGTTTTCATTCTATCTATACGATATAATACAATGGTAAAGTTCATATCTCCATATAACCATTCCTCACCCATTGATATATCCAATTGATAATCATTTGCGTCAAAGAATTTACCAATTCTTGTTATAGGTATTTTGTTTGTCATATTGATAAATATTAAGATATCAACTATTTTTATGTTAAAATTTACTTTGAGTTTAACAGGTAAAACATCTAATCTTATTGAATCTAAAGCACTTGATATTTTGGACACATATTCAGGTGGTAATAACTTTATTTTAAAACTAAAACATCATAAAGAAACCAATAAGAAATTCTATCCAACACGTTCACAAGCTGAATATATAATTAACTATCATTCAGTTGAACCAAAGGTTGCCAAGAAGTGGGTTAATATTGAACCTTATTTTGCAAATAAAATTGCGGATGAAAAAAATATGTTAACAATCCCAACTGATATATGGGTTGAAAAGTTATTGGTGGATAAAGATAAATCATATCATATTTGGGGTAGATTTAACTCAGGTGACACTTTAACTGATATTTGGTTACCCAAGGCCGCATTACTAAAAACTCACAACACAGAGGAAGTTAAGATTGATTATTCAAAGTATGGTCATAGACCTCCACTTGAACATCAAAAGATTGCAATAGAAAAATTGGTTGGTAGTAAAAGATTTATTTTAGCTGACGACATGGGACTGGGTAAGACCACGAGTACAATCATCGCGGTACTTGAAACTGATGTAAAGAAAATATTAATTATCTGTCCAGCATCACTTAAAATAAATTGGGAAAGAGAAATTAGGAATTATACAGATAGAAGTGTTTATATATCGGAGGGAAAGAATTTCTCTACTGACCACGACTTTGTTATTGTGAATTATGATATCCTTAAAAACTTTTATGATTTAAAAAATAAAGAGAATTCACCAATAGCAAAAGCTAATTTTGATTTGGTTATAATTGATGAAGCTCATTATATCTCCAATCCCCAAGCCGCAAGAACAAAACTAATAAATGACTTCGTAAAGAAATCAAAATATCTTTGGTTATTAACTGGTACACCAATGACAAATCGACCAATTAATTATTACAATTTATTGAATCTAATTGAAAGTCCTGTGGCTCAAAATTGGATGGCTTATGTTATTCGTTATTGTCAAGGTTATCAATTTAAAGCTGGGAATAGAAAAGTGTGGAATGTTAATGGTGCATCCAACTTGGAAGAGTTAAGAGATAGAACATCAAGACAAGTATTGAGAAGATTAAAAACTGATGTATTAGATTTACCTGAAAAGATTATTACCCCAATCTATTTGAGATTAAAATCAAAACAATATGAAGAATTGATGGGAGAATATTATGAATGGTATAATAAACATCCAGAAGAATCAAAGTCATTGACAGTTCAATTCAATAAACTAATGAAAGTAAGACAAGTTATTGCTGATGAAAAAGTTCAGGAGACAATTGGTTTAATTGAGAATATATCGGAACAAGGTAAAAAGGTAATTGTATTTACTAACTTTACTGATAGTTTACAAAAAATACATTCCCATTTTGGAAAACAATCAGTTTATTTGGATGGGACTTGTAGTAAAGCTCAAAGACAATATTCTGTTGACCAATTCCAAGAAAACGATAAAATAAAAGTATTCGTTGGGAATGTACAAGCAGCAGGTGTTGGTATTACATTAACCGCAGGTGAGGTTGTATTGTTTAATGATTTATCTTTTGTTCCTGCACATCATCAACAAGCGGAAGATAGAGCTTATAGATATGGTCAAAAAAATTGTGTTTCAGTTTATTATCCCATATTTGAAAATACAATTGAAGGGGTTATCTATGATATGTTAATTAATAAAAAGAATATTATTGACACTGTAATGGGTGACAATTTGGATAAGGCCGAATTCATTGAACAAATTATGAATAGGATTAATACCCCCCAATGATATTTATAAGATATTTATATCTTATGGAAAAGAAATTAGAACTATTAAAAGAAACTATATTATTAGGTGAAAGTTTAATAACTGAAGCTAAAAAGATTGGTATTGATAAATTACCATATGGTTATGACTCACTTACAAGATTCATTGATGTAAAAACAATGAATGTTCATTACAACAACCACTATAAAGGATATGTTAAGAAACTTAACGATGCCTTATCAAAAAAGAATTATGGTAATGTTGAATTGGAAGATATAATCAAATCAATAACAAGATATCCAAAAGTAATTAGAAATAATGGTGGTGGTGCTTACAATCATTCATTATTTTGGAAAATGTTATCACCTGAGAAACAAACAATCAAAGGAGAAATATTAACCAAAATTAATAAAGAATTTGGGTCTTACAAAGAATTTAAGAAGAAATTTGAAGAAGAATCTATTGGAAGATTTGGGTCAGGTTGGGCTTGGTTGGTATTAACCAAAAACAATAGATTGAAAATTATGACAACACCAAATCAAGATAATCCCCAAATGAATGACATTGATGGTGGTTATCCTTTATTGGGATTGGATTTATGGGAACACGCCTATTATTTGAAATACCAAAGTAAAAGAGATGAATACATTAAAAGGTTTTGGGATGTTGTAAATTGGGAATTCGTTAATGATGTTTATTTATCAAAGTTAAAGACAAAACTAAAGGAATCTATAAAATCTAATAAAGTTATTAATGAAGAAGGTTCATACAAAAATTTCAAATACAATCCAATAAAAGATTTTGGTAAGGTTACTGAATTTATAAAGGAAAATGGTAGAATTAATCCAAAGGTATTTGATGTGATGTTACCTAAAGTATATCCAAAATGTTCACCTGAAATTATTAATGACTATAATAAAGACACACATATAACTGAACCTTGTTTTGGAAAAATTAAAACCAATGATTGTGAAACAAACTATGGTGTAATAGGTGGTAAATATGCTGTAAGTCAAAGAGGTGGAATTGGTGAATGGTCTGTTATAAATTGGTTTGATGCAAACACCAAAGTTAGTGATAAAATATTAGAATATTTTGAAAAATACAATAAGGAGGGATTAGATTTTATTAGTTGGTTTTTTAAATTGAAAAAAACATTACTAAGTGATGATGGTAAGTTTACTGGTGAATTAGCTGATTTTATAATGAACCCCCAAACTAAAAAAGGAACATTAGATTATGGTTCATCTCGTGAAAGTTTGGCTCTTGAAATATTGAATAAAGAATATGGCAACTCAAATATTACTAGATTTTGTGATGGTGATATAAGGGATAAATATAAAGGCCAAGATATGAAATTAACAAATGAGGATATATCGGAATATATTCAAGTTAAACCAACAAGAGATTTATATGAAACTAATATTGATGGTCAAGTAAAATATGTTTTCAAAAGTAAAAACAAATATACACCTAATAATATTAACATATTTGCATTTATTGATAATATTAAAAACTATGTATTTTTTGATTTTAAAAATGTTGAGGTAAAAGAAGATGGGGGACAATCCAAGGAAAGATATTCTTATATTTTCAAATCTGAAAACATTAAGTTTAAATCAAATACGTTAAGATTAAATAAATTAGTAACAGAATCAAAACTTAAAAAAATAATAATAACTGAAGAACAGAAAAAACTTATAGAAGCAATTATCTTTCAAAAAGAAAAAAATTTAATTGAACAACTATGTAGCTTCAAAGAAGTTGATAATATCTATTGTCATTTTCAACGAGTAATCGATAGTATTGAAGGTGAAGAAAAAGAAGAAATAATAAAAGCTGCGGATACTATAATTAATTTTTATTATCCACAAATGGCAACAAGATTAAAAGATAAAGGACAAGTTAGATATATTGTTTTTGGTGGAGGTATAGTTTACAAAATATTAGAATTAGCATTAAAAAATGATTTACCTGGTAATTTTATCAAAACTATTGCCAAATTTATAACTAATCCAACATTTGATAATACTGAAACTGAAAATAGATTAAAAAGATTAAAAAAACAATCCGATATTAAAACTGAAAATCTTGATAATTTTTTAAGTCAAGTTAGAGAAAAAACATACTCAAATTATGAAACAAGTTTGGAGGGTGATTATATGGGAAAATACCAAACTTCACTAGAGTTAAAATATAATTGTGATAAGTTTGAAAAACGTAATTTTGTTAATGTCGTTGAAATGGTTAAAAGTGGTCAGAAAGGTTTGGATGAAGTTATAAATGATTTAGTTGAATGTATTACTAACAATATGAAACAAACAAATCCAATTAAAGCGGATTTAATAGCTAAATCAGATTTTTATTATAATGACAAAGTAATATTTAAAAGAGGAGACAAATTTGAAGTAAAAATGATGAGTACTAATGTTGATAGTTATCTTTCTGAATTTTTCTCAATTTTTAAACGAAGTAAAGTAATTAAAAAAATTAAAGATACTCACTTAGACGTTTATAATCAAATAATCAATTATTTACACTATGAACTTTTTGACCATCCTATTGTCATAAGTTTCTTAGAAAAAATTAGAAATAATATTGCTGGTATTTTCTTTGAAAATAATGTTGTAGTACCAATTCAATATATTAAACTTTATTGGTCTAATAAAGGACAAAAAACTTGTACCGAAAGTAGATTAAGTATTCGTTTTAAAATTATTGACTCAAATGTAATATCGTACATTTATGATAAAAATACCAATGAACTTCAATTAAATACTGAACCTATTAAAGTGGATGATTTTAAAGAGATTGATTGTTGGTGATATTTATATATAAAAACTAACTATGTCAATAATTCCAGAACCAGAAAGAACACAATTATACACACGATTGAGACATCTATTAGGTGCTCCTCTTAGAAGTATTGAATTGGAAGATGAACAATTAGATTCTTTATTAGCATTATCCATTGAGGATTACGCCCAATATATTCAAGATTGGCTAATTGAGTCTCAATGGTCATCATTGTATGGTTTAAATTTAGACACAGAATCATTAACCAAGGCATTCATCACCAAAAGTTTTGATTTTGAAGAACGTTATTCTTACGCATACTCAAAAATAGTCGGATTACAAGCAGGTGGGGATAATGTAATGAAGAAAGATTACATACAACTTGTACAAAATCAACAAATATATGAAATACCTGCTGGTAGAGAAATAAATGAACTCTTATGGTATACTCCAGCAACACTTAATAATTTATTATTTGACCCTTGGAGTTTTGGTGGTTTAGGTGGTGTTGGGTTAGGAGGTCCAGCTGGATTTACACAGATGGGTTATGGTGGTTCATATTATATGATGCCAGCTTTTGATATCTTATTAAGAATGCAAGAAATTAACATTCAAAGAAGAATTATTGCGGGTGATTTAACTTATCGAGTTACAGCTTTACCTGATGGTAAAAAAGCTGTTCATTTAATGCAAACACCTGGTGGTAAATTCGATTTTGGTAATTCATCGTTAATGAATGGTAAAGTTTGGTATTGGTATTATGAAGCTGATGGACCTGATAGAGATGATTGCTTGAAGAAAAATCCTGATATAATCAAATTACCTTCAGATGTTCCACTTAGTAAAATTGGTTGGTCAGATTTAAATAATCCTGCTCAAATATGGGTACGTAGATGGTTTTATGCAACAGCCAAAGAAACCTTAGCAAAGGTTAGGGGTAAGTTCAGTGGTAACATCAAAACACCTGATAGTGAACTTACAATGGATTATCAGTCATTGGCAACCGAAGGTAAAGATGAGAAAACAAAATTAATCGAAGAATTAACTGGTGCTGAAGGTAAATTAACAAGATTAAGACCTGAAAAAGTAATGGAACGTGAAGGTTTAATTGCCGAAAATCTAAACAAGGTAAAGAAATTCCAAGCTTTGCCAAGACAAATATACGTAATCTAATGAAAATAATAATAACAGAATCACAATATAAACTTCTTTTAGAAGCTACTGAAGGTTTGGATGAATTTCTTGAAACCTTAAAAAACGAATTAAAATTAAGTGATGAACTAATTGATGAAGTGAAATCAATATTTGAAAAAACTGATTGTAAAAAAGTTTCGTTTGAAAACTTATCAGGCCCTATGGGGTTAGCTTTACATAATAAATTAGTAATTAATATTATTGTTTTAGATACGAAGTATATGTCTATATATGGCCGTAACGCTATTACTCAAACACTTTTTATTATCTTCCACGAATTAGCACATCAATATCAATTTAAAAAATATGGTGAGGAAAAAATGATGGGTCTTTATTTAAACGAAATACCTTTAGATGAAGCAGCCGAATCTATGGCGAAATATGAAGCTGTTGCCGATGAGTTTGCAATAAGAAAAGTTAGAGAATTACAACAAAAAAAATTATTACCTATGGATGTGAAAGCACGTAAAGGTTATGGTAACTATCCTTCGCCACAAATATTTAAAGGTATGTTAGAAAAGATTAGAACAGAACTAACAAGAAGTGGTGTTGATAATATTGATAAAGCTGCAGAATATATCTATAATATGGTAAAACCAAGATAATATGGAAAAGAAAAAAATAGGTGAAGTAACCAAAACATTAAGATATGGTCAATCACCATCCACCAAAATTAAAAAGATTGTCAATACACCAACTTATGAAACAAATGGTGAATATCTTTTAATTGTTAAAGATGTTGATAAATGTACAATCACTTTGGATGGTTATACCACAGAATCTGTTAAAATTAAAGTCTTAACCAAAACAAGTATTATTCCAAAATATTCTTTGATTGATGAACAATATGATGAAATTGAAATTGATAATGGTGCTTGTGTTGAACTTGAATATGTTTTAGGTGGTTGGTATATAATCTCCTCAGATGGAATGAAATTAGAATAAAAATTTAACCCCACCTTTTGAGTGGGGTTTTTTTATTTTAATCAATATATCTTTCCCATCCTTCTTCAGCCAAGTCATAGATATAGTTGGGGTCAATCCCCCTCTTTTCCCAATACTCCAATTCCTTTGGTTCTAAATCTAATAAGTCTTCTTGAATTCTATCTTGGTCTTTTTCTTCAAATGGGACACCATTAATTAATTCACATTGTTGACTTGTAAAGAAAGTTCTTTTCTCAGGATTATCAACAATTAAGTTATCTCTAACATCTTGTTTAAATACAATTAACAATGGCTCAATACGATTATTAAATGTTGTTATTGCTCTTGGTACATTGTAATCCCCAGTCATATTAGGATTATTTTCAATGTCATTTGAATTTAACATATAACAATTCAATAATATTTCATCCTTTTTCTTTTGTACATCTCCGTGACTTGCTTTAGTTCCATTATTAACATAATAGATTACTTCACCAAGATTAACTTTTAGATTGTGTTTTATTGCCAATTCCATATGAGCCATTCTAGACATAGCACCACCTGATTTAGTCGTTTGTTTTGACCTATCAATATAATCTTTAATACTCAATTTAACTTTTGCTCTTTGTGCAATTTTAAGAAGGGGAATTTCTTTATTGTAAATCTTTGTAAGATATTCGTAATACCACTCAACAAATTGTTGACCCTCACCCTCTAATAAAAGTTTGATTGCTTTGTCTAAGAAGTCCTCAATGTACAATGGAAGTTTTTTGGATTTAATTGAGTTACCTGTTAGTTTAACTTTACCATTATGTTCCATTGTGGCATAGTTCTTTCTTGCCAAGTTTATACAAGATTTCCAAGTACCATCACAATCCAATGCCATCTCACCCCTCATAAATGTATCATTAAACTCAGCAACATCAGCATCGTAACCTTTGTATTCTTTATCCTTTTTAACTTTCCAATTTAAGCCTCTACCTACATATACTCTATCATCAACACCACCTTCAGGTAATGAGAAGTTCATACCATCCGTATCACATACAAGTGGGGTATAACCCTTCTTCATAAAGAACTTTAACATTTGACGAAGATATTGTCTACCAGTGCAAGTAATCTGTTCTCCCATATACATATCACCCCACGCAAATACTTGTGGTGCAGATAATGCACCAAACATTGAGTTGATGAATATCTTGATTGGTAATTGTTTTCTATCATAAGATAGAGATTTCTTCTTATCCTTATCATACCATTCAGCGGCCAAGTTCTTGTATTTAATACGAGCACTTCTAAAATAAGATAACATACCTTTCATTGCTCCCATAATATCACAATCAGGGAATACATCGTGAACCAATTGTATTGATGGATATAGAGAAGAATAGTCAAGTTTTAATACATCCTTAGAATAACCAACTCTTAATAATCTTGATAAACCACCAACAAAATCTTTCTTTTGTTCTTTCTGTGGAATTGCCAATTTGTATTTATAAGACCAAGCTAACATCAACATTTTCCATAATGTTGCAGTTCCCATAGTAGAAACCCTCTCATAAGTTGTTGGAATCATTGATGCCAACATAAATGTACCTTGATTGAATTCTTCATCCACTTTAAGGGTTTCTTCCAAGTCATCATCCAAATATCTCTCAACAAGATTATCTCCAGTTGTTTTGATATAAACATTTGAGTGTTTTTCACAAGCCAAATCAATCTTGGAATCAACACCAACCTTTTTGTATTTACCATTCTCAATATTCAACCAATACTCTTCTTTTTTTGAATAGAATGGTGCAATATCCAAGTGGTCAATATAAACTCGGTCTTTGGCTTCAGCATTGATATATTGGGTGATATATTTAAGACCAGCTGATTTGATATTTGAATTGATTGCTTGTGCTCTTCTAACTGAGTGTAGAATATCAATAATATTGTATCCCCACATACTTACTTGATTAAAGGATTCAACTTCATTGGCCAACTTTAACATCCCATTAGATTGTTTAAATTTATATTCAGGATGTAGAGTCTTACAAATCTTTTTAATATCCAAATGTAGAGCTTTACATCTTTCCATAATCCAATACCAGTCGAAGTTGAATGAATTGTATCCACCAATAATACTTGGTTTAATTTCATCAATTAATCTAAAGAACTCAACAATACCAGCTCTTTCTTGGTCTTCATTGGAACACTCAATTACTTTTTGTAATCCTTTATTTGTTTTGATTCCAATCATAAAGATTCTACCATCTTTAGGTTCTAAAGAGGTAGTTTCTAAGTCGAATCCAAATCTTGTTACATCATTGTATTCTTCATAACCTTTAAATAATCTTTTTTCTTTTTGGATAAGGTATTGTTCAACTGGGGGTAGAACTAATATTAAATCCTTGGTTTTTTCACCCCAAGGGTCAACTCCACCTTCTTTAAAGAATTGGATTAGATTTCTATAACCTTTAAGAGACTTAACCATAAATTTAAGTCCATTCTCCAATCTTTCATTGTCACCAGTTTGTAATTTTTCTATTAGTATTCCGTGTTTTGTCATCGCTTCTTTTTGAAGACCTTTGGATGACTTATAGAAATTAAGACCGTGTAAATCACCAACCCAAGCAAAGGCTGTGAATGTGTCTTTTCTTATTTCTTTTCCTTTACCAGGAATTTCTTTGATTTTGAAAACGGAATCTGTTGCGTAATCGTATTCTACTGCTACGATAAATTGTTCGGGGTCGTTCCCATTAAGGAACATTTCAATTTGTTCTTGTGATATCATTATACTTAATTTTAGATGGTGTATTAGCTGTCATACTAAAGTGATGACATTTACCTTGTCCTTATAAGTATAATGATACCTTTACAACTTGTCAATTTTATTAGTTATAAACTCGGATTTCTATAAATTGATTAATTAAAATATCGTTTTTTGTTTGAAATGAAATTGCAACATTACCCAAATCATAACATTCTAAAATCATTTGTGAAAAATCAATAGAATTATTATATGCCCATAAAGAAACAAGTGAAGATGAATTTCCAGCTCCTTGTATAAAAGCAAATTTACCATCTTCAAATGTATTTGGTAATCCTATAGCAGTGTAAACACCAATATTACTATACCCCCAAGTAATGTCATAACCTAAAGTATTTTCCAATACGATAGTAGTTGGCGCACTTGTTCCTGTTTGTGTTAATAAAGCTGTATAAACTTTATAACTTGGTTGAGGTATTGGACTTCCACTTATAACAATTGTGTCGGCACTAATAGTTAAAGCTGATATACCACCCTCTATTACTTGGTCTGATAAATTATTTACAATATATTTTGTTGCCATTTCTATTTTGGATTAAATTTATTTTGTATTATTTGTTCATATGTACTTGGTAGTGATGAACGTAATTGTTGAATTGTTGGGTTATTACTGAATTGTTCAGTGTAATACGAAAAGGGTAAAAGTCTTAATATACTAATTGATGCTGAGGATGATACTTGTTTATTATCCGTTGCTGTAATAGTTATATTTTCATCAACATAACTTGTTATTAAGTTATCTCCATTAATTTGTTGTGTTCCTGAATCACTTGTAACTGAAAAAGTTATAGGTGATGAATATTCTCCATTAAAATTTAAAATATTATATAAATAATAAGTCTGGTTTGTTTGTAGATATTCAACATTAAAACTTATTTGTAATCTATTATTACAAGCCTCACAACTATCAAAAATAGAATAAGTGTTTATTGTATTTGTGTCTTGAGGTTGATTTGTAAATCCATCCCAATAATAACAACCATTACCTCCCTTAATATTTGTTTCAATGTAGTAATTGTTTTCATTGTTTGGTAAAAATGGTAAATCTTGTGTTGGAATATATATACTTTCATTAATAGGTGTTGGACCTATAAATATGGGGTCTATTGGTGTTACAACATTTTCAGAGTTTACTATTGGTTCAGATACTTGATTATTACATTTTATAAAAACAACATACATATCACTATATATATCTTTAATACAATCCAAACAATTATTATATTTTTTTGTAAAGTAAGATGAGTCTTTTGGTAACTCTTGAGTTACCTCAATTAATTGAACACATTGTGACCCGCCTTTGACTGGATTATAAACTGATACGATATCACCAGGATTTAATGTTTCAACAATACTTCCATTATCAGTAAAAACCGAAATTGAGTTTGGATTTGTACAAAAACTTACACTCCAATATATTTCTTGTGCCATTTTTTTATTTTTATGCGTTTATGTTATTGATGTTTAAAACATCACTATTATCATAATAAGACAATCTTAATGTCCCATCATTTCTACTAAATATTTCACAATTGTAATCACCATAAACATAGGTTGCTAATGTAAAGTCAATAGACTGAACCCTACTATTTATTATATTAAGTCTAAAATCATTACCAATAGTATTAGACTCAAAGTAATTAATTAAAATTTTATTTTGTGTAAAATTATTACCAATACTATTATTATAAAAATAATAACCGATAAAATTATTATAAAAATTATCACCAATAGTATTAGCATTGTAACCAAAACCTATTTCATTTGTATTAAAATTATTTCCAATATTGTTAGCATTAAATCCACCACCAATTACATTTCCAACAAAATAACCATTAGTGTTGTTATTATTAAACCTATTACCAATTTCATTGTTTTGGAATTTTGAACCACCAAATGAATCATTTAAAGTATTATTAAAAAATTCATTTCCAATATCATTTCTGTAAAATTCAACATCAATAGTATTACTATAGAATTCATTACCGATTAAATTATCGTAGAATTCATAATTAATTACATTACCACCACTAGTTTGAGAACCATTATCACCAAAGTAGTTTCCAATGTTGTTATTTTTAAATCCTGTGGAAATAATATTTTGTGTTCCAGAACCAGCATTACCAAAGAAGTTTCCAATTTTGTTATATTGGAAATCAGAATCAATCTCATTAAATGCTGAGTAGTTACCCAAATTATTAGATATTAAATTATTACCAATTGCAGTTGGAAACCCTCCAATACCTGAGTTACCAACAAATAAATTACCTATTGTATTATCTGAGTTATTTTGACCAAATACATTAAACCAAAAATCGTTGCCAATTTTATTGTTAGTAAAGTTTAAATCAATCGCATTGAATATAACATTATTACCAATAGTATTAAATTGGAATCCATCGTTTATTATATTTCCACCATCATTGTTACTACCTCCACCAGTTGTTGGGAAATTAGTATCATTTCCAAAATAATCACCAATTATGTTGTTAGTAAAGTTATCAAAAATAGTATTTTTGATATTACCACCATTATTACCAAAGTAATTACCAATTTTATTGTTAGATAAGTTATTACCAAGTAAATTGTTCTTGAAAAAATCTCCGACCTGATTATTAGCAAACGTATCCCCAATATTGTTATTATAAAATTCAAAACCAATCACATTCTGTTCAAAGTCAGAACCAACAATATTATTGGTAAAATAATTACCAATAAAGTTATTATAAAAATATTGACCAATAGTATTATTTTGAAAGAAATCATTTATTACATTACCTTGAGGACTACTTCCACCATATCCAAAATCACTATCAATTGTATTATTAGTAAAATAATTACCTATTTTATTATATCCAAATCTTTCACCATTATTAGGTTGGGTGTAAACTGAATTCCATTCCGTATCACCAGGACCTGGCCATTGACCTCCAAATGGAGGTACATCAGTAATTGTATTATATAGACCACCTTGTGATTGTCTTGATAATTCAACAACACCAGGAACAACTACATCTATCTCATTTCCATAATTCGTTTTTGTGAAAATTATTACTTGACCTATTTGATTACCATTTGAATCAAGTTCAGTTCTTTCATATTGAAATCCTCCACCATTACCTCCTTGAGTCCATTGGTTAAATTTAATTTTGAAATATTGTGACGTTGAAATAACTTTCATTATTAATTCCTTACCTAAAATGTTATTACCAACGTTATTATTCAATGAAATTAGTAATGAGTTATAGGTTCTTGTTGAAATTGTTGATAAATCATTCCACCCAAAAAGATTTGAATTTGTGGGTTGATTATTTGTAAAATATTCACCAATATTGTTACCAAAAAATTCGTTACTAATTATATTACTATTAAAATAATACTTAGTTGTATTATTATAAAAATTGTCATTTATTCTATTATTGTTGAAAGCGTTCCCAATATTATTAACACGGAAATAAGAACCAATTATATTATAGTTAAACCCATTTAATATATTGTTACCAACAAACTCACCATTAATTTCGTTTCCTTGGAAATTTGTTAGGATTTGATTGTTTTGGAAATCCTGACGTATAATATTACTATTAAAATAATTACCAATATAGTTTCTGTAAAAACGGAATTGTGTTAAATTACCATAATCACCAATAATATTATTCTCAAAACGTAAATTAATATTATTGTCGTAAAATCTTGAATAAATAATATTATCTCTAAATTCATTACCAATTGTGTTATTTTCAAAAGCGTCATCATTTTCCGCAAATAATTTATTATATTGAAAATAAGAACCAATATTATTTCTTACCAAGTTGTCATTGATTATATTATTATTAAAATAGTGACCTATGATATTATCATCAATATCATTTGTTGATACGTTATTGTAACAGAAATCACCCCAAGTATTATTTTGATTATCAGTACCCCAAGTATTATTATAACAATAATCTCCAAATTTGTTACTTTCGTATTGACCTTCTAAAAATACGTTATTTGATAATAAAAACCCATTACCTTCATTTTGATAGTTATTAGCTTGATTTCCTATGTAGTTATTTTTTGCGTACTCATTAGATATAGCATCACCGAATGTTGTATATTCTAGATAATCATCACTTTTAACATTTGTTCTTTTATAACTAAAATAACCTGAACCATTTGTTTCTTCAATTGTACGATAAAAATAAACTCCAGAAGTTGGATTAATTGTGTCTCCTGAAACAATCATATTATTATTATCAATAATATTAACAATTTCAAAGTAATTTGGGTTGGTAGATGGTGTATATATTATATCACCAACTGAAAGAGCTGAAAATGTAGTATTCGTACCTAAAATAGTACCATCACTTTGTAATTCAAAAGTTCCATTGATTCTTAACTCTTCTCTGTATGTATATAATCTATATCTTTTGAAAAATACATTTCTATGGTCATAATCAGTTCTATTATTAAACTCATCTATTCTTTCTGTGATTCTACCTTTTGCGGGTGTATTTGAAATTTCAGTAGTTGTAAAATTAATATCGTATGTTAATCCATCATATGGATAGTCCAAAGAATAAACTTTATCCGCTAATGTATTTACACTTGTTGCAAAAACCAAAAGTTGTTCAGTTATACCAGTCTTTGAATTACCAGTTATAATTGGATTACCATCATAATCAAAATCAGGTTGGTCATAAATTGATTGAAAATCTGTTATTAAATAATATCCTCCAGGTGTAAGTGTTGAACCTGTGTACATAGAATATAACTCCTCATAAGTTACTTCTTCATATGAACCACCACCAGTTGATAAACCTGAATAAGGTATATGATATGTTGCTCCACTAAGTTCTACAGCGAACAAAGTGTCTGATGTTATTCCTGTTAGTAGTGCTAATTCACCAATTGTTTTTCCTGTTAAAGTTGCCATTTTGTTTTTTTATATATAAATATTCTGATTTATTTAAATTATGGTTAACAAGTTCCCCAAACTGGTCTTGGTAATACCCAAGATGTTGCATTAGTATCAAATTGTGCTGGTAATGATGGAATATTTGTAACACACCAACTACTTAAATCTTGATTGAATGAAAATGAGTTAAAAAACATATAATCCATACTTGTTACATTACTTACATTCCAGTTAGTAATATCTTGGTTAAATAATCCATTTGAAGTAAACATATAACTCATATCGGTTACATTAAACACATTCCAATTTCCAATGTATTGATTAAATGGTGTTGTATTAAACATAGATGACATAGTTGTAACATTGTTTACATTCCACCCACTTAATGGTTGATTAAATTGTGAACTAGCAAACATACCATTCATATAAATAACATTTGATACATCCCATCCACTAATATCTTGATTAAATGGTGAATATGCAAACATAGAACCCATATCAGTAACACTACTTACATTCCATCCACTTAATGGTTGATTAAATTGTGAATTATTAAACATACTATTCATACCAGTAACATTAATAACATTCCAATTATTAATATCTTGATTAAATGGTGTACCATAAAACATTAAATTCATATCAGTAACATTACCAACATTCCAATTTCCAATATTTTGATTAAATGGTGTACCATAAAACATATAACTCATAGTAGTAACATTGCTCACATTCCAATTTCCTATATTTTGATTAAATGGTGTACCATAAAACATATAACTCATAGTAGTAACACCACTCACATTCCAACCACTTAATGGTTGATTAAATGGTGAACTAGCAAACATATTACTCATATTAGTAACATTACCAACATTCCAATTTCCAATATATTGATTAAATTGTGAATATGCGAACATACCAAACATTTGTGTAACACTACTTACATTCCAACTACTAATATCTTGATTAAATGGTGTACCATAAAACATATTACTCATATTAGTAACATTACCAACATTCCAACTTCCAATATCTTGATTAAATGATGTATTATAAAACATACCAAACATTTGTGTAACACTACTAACATCCCAAGAATTGATATTATTAATTGTTGTGATACTTGTACAATTTCCAAACATACCATACAATGAAGTTATACCCATTAAATTAATTGTATCTGTAACACCAGTTAAAACTAAATTTGAACAATTAAAGAAGTAATAGTTATTATTAGTAAGTCTCAAACATCCCCACCTTTGAATCTCAATTAGTTTTGGTGCATCAGTTGGATAACTATAAAAATTATAACCAATTAATGTCCCTTCGATTGTAACTACATAATCACCTGCAACTGAATATGTGTGAGTTCTTTCTGATTGATTCCAAGATGTAATTGTATCTGTATTTCCATCTCCCCAATCAACTATGAAATCATATGTTCCACTACTTTCTAATGGTAATGTTATTGATTCAGATGGAGATGTTGTTCTCCATACAGATATGAATGGATTTGGTGTTGGCCAAGTTTTGGTATTTGTTATTAATATTTGTATTTTAGCTGTTTGAGTATTAGGGTCAGTTTGTAACCAAGTAGTTCCACCATCAGGTGTTTGCCATCCAAAAGTATTTGGTACTGCATTAGGATAAGCTGGTGAACCAAAGTTTAACACTGGATATAAATTTGTTGATGATGGTGCTCCCTCAACACCATATGGTGCTTTTCTAACATAATAACTTCTTGTACCTGCATCTAATAATGGAGCATTACCCATATATATTGGAGCACCAGTATGGAAAGTTGTAGTATAACCAAACTCAATTGTTCCAACTTGATTCCAAGATTCAGCAATGAAACCAACAACATAATAATTTTGAGGTAAAATTAATGGTGTATTTGCATCTATTGTACCAAAAGTTGTTGTTAGGAAACCAGTTGCTGGAGCTCTTGTATCTACTTCCAAATCTGTATTACCAATTTTAACAACACCATCAACATTGTTGAAAATATTATCGTATTCTGTCTTAGTAATCTTAACCCAATTATTAGTTATTGTATTTTCATAATCAGTTAAACTTGTTGTTAATTGTCCTTTTAACGCATCATAATTTGGATCAGTAACATAAGATGGTGCTAAGTTTGCCCCAAAATCTATATTTACACTAACTGTTGTACTTTGACCTGTTGATGAGAATGAACCCCCAAATATATTCCACCCAGCAAATAAATAACCAGGTTGAGGTACTGATTCAATACTATAAAACTGATTTTTATTTATTGTCAATAATGTATCATTTGTATAAGTAACACCATCAAATATTATTGATTGACCACCACTAATAGTTTGAATAAACAATTGTAACTCAGCCTGTGGTATTGGTGATTGAGTTGGTGTTGGTGTAGGTGTCTCTGATGATGTAGGTGTTATAGTTGGAGTCGGAGTTGGTGTCTCTGACGATGTTGGTGTAATCGTTGGAGTTATCGTAGGTGTAGGTGTCGGAGTTTCTGTTTGAGTAGGTGTAGGTGTAATCGTTGGAGTTATCGTAGGTGTAGGTGTCGGAGTTGGTGGTTGTTCAAATTGTATTTGATTTGCCGAGAAATTAATTGGAAAATCAATACTTGGAGAATCAATGAACAATTCACCAGTTTGATTCAAACTATAAAAATTCAAAGAAGAATTATTAGTAATAGTTTGACCTGATGTTTGATTCGCAGGGATAATAACCGTTGCCGAAATGTTTACACTTCCACCACCAATTAATCCCAAATTAAGAGATAATGGTATTGAAACAACTTCATTTATAGGTATATTAGAAGTTATTGTAAATGTTGTTATAACCGAACCACTTGCAATATAAACGTTTACAAGATATTCCAAAGTTGGGTCAACATAACTCAAATACTCATCACTACCAACCTCAATATACACATCAGTTTCATCAGTTAAAATAGCATCAATTATTTGTTGTGCAGGTGTTGGAGTAGGTGTTGGTGTTTGACTTGGAGCTGGTGGAAATATTGAATTAAATGTTTCTACAAAATTGTAAGCAATTGGATAAGTAACCGAAATATTACTAAATGTTGAAGTTCCATCCAAATTATAATAATCATCAGGTAATATAACCTCACCGAATCCAATATTTGAACCCGCATTTATTGTAATACCAGTTGAAATTGTTAATCCTGTTCCGACTAATTGTCCTAAAGTATTTGTGAAATTTAATATTAGTGTATTTGATAATATCTCAGAAGATGTTACAACATAATCAACCTTTACTGAACTTGGTGTTATAACACTAACTATATTTAAATTTATAGTTATTGCTGTTGTTGGTCCATTAACACAACAAGGAAATTCAGATATGTAACAAGAATCATATTCCAAATCATCAGCAATATAAGATTCTTGAACATTTATATATAATTTTTCTCTAATGGGTAATATTAAAACACCATCAGAACTTCTTAACATAAATTGACCTTCGTATCTACCAACTCTATTTGTATCTCTATTTTGGAATTGATAATATAGATAATATTCCTTTTCAGCATTTGGGTCAACATTCGTCTTCTCAACAAATCCTGCAGGTCTTGAAACAATCTTTTCAACACCAGTTTCTGTATCAACCATAGAAAAAAATAAAGCAGATTGTTCTATCAAACTCATAAAGTTGTTGTAGTCCAATCTACCATTCTTAACCACTTGTAATTTAAGAAGAGGTAAAGTTGCGTTCTTCTTTATAAAAAATTCCATCCAGTTTTTATATATAAATAGTCATTTAATTAGTATTTATATTCATATGAGAAATTTGATAAAAAAAATATTGAAGGAAGAAATTAATAATAACTATATTGAAGTTATTACTTATGAATTTGATGAAATTAAACATTTTTTTTCCATTAACGAAGGTGTCGCTAAAGCACCAATATATAGTGAGGATGTAACCTTGATTAAAAACAAAATTAAAAGAATGTACAATGTTGGTGATTCTCTTAAAGTGGGTAATTATAATATTCTTATTGAACCAACCAAACATTGGCTTCAGAGATTAAATCGTAAGATGGAAGATGAATACAAGGATGATGAATCTGTTGAAGACCCTGAATTATTTGAGGGTTTAGATTTAATTGAAAAAAATATGGATACAATAATTTATCCTTATTTGAAAAATATAAATTGGGAAAAAAAACCGAGACCTTGCATGGAACTTATAAATAATAATGCAATTCTACCAAATGGCGAAACAACTACTTATAGTATTGTAATAAATTTTGAAAAATTAAATAAAGGTTTATTTCGTATTAAACTAATAACACAGATTAAAGGAGAACGTTTATTAAGTCAAAAATATAATTGTTCTAAAATTAAGCTCAATGAAAATAAAAAAAGGATAAACAAATATTGTCATCCTTTTTATTAACTAACTCTCGTATAGTCGTTACGCTTACTAGGCACTTGTAAGAGAACCTGTAGTCACCATCTTTCGATGTATTCAAGTTTCCCATCCTTTTCAACTACCGATGGTTTTTCACCACCATAACTTTTATTGGTAAGTCATCAACCATTCATTGTCCTACAAAGATAATAGTTCTCTATAAATATTCAAAGAGTTTGGGATATTTTTTAAAAAAAATTGTAACCATATTTATATTGACATTTAAATTACCTATATTGTTTAACGAACATTTATTAATTAAAAAAATTGAATTATGAAAAACATTTTATTACTTCTTATTTTTATCCCCTCCATTTTATGGTCACAAACCTATCTACATGGTACTACAGGTATTCAAGGAGAACGAGTTACCAATTGTTTAGTATCTACTTGTAGTGGAACTTATCTTGATAATGGTGGTGCTGGAGGTAACTACTCAAATAGTATTCTTGGTGGACTTTATCGTGTATTTTGTCCAACAGTACCTGGTAATTGTGTTAGGGTTACATTTAATTCATTTAGAACTGAAACGGGTTTTGATTTTTTAACCATAGGTAATGGTGCAACTCAGAATTCACCAGTATTTACAACACCTCCAGCGACAGTTCCAAATGGTAGAATTTCAGGAGCACCTGCCGTACCATTTACATATACAGCTAACAATCCTAGTGGATGTTTAACTTTTAGATTCACTTCTGATGGGTCAATAACTGACGCAGGATGGAGTGCTTCATTGTCTTGTGTCCCTTGTGCAACACCCACTAATGGTCCAAATACCACAGATAATAATGATTGTTCAAGAGCAACTTTTATTTGTTCAGACATAACAACCAATGTAAATGCAAGAGGACCTGGACTTACAGCTGAAGGATGTGTTGGTACTACTTGTCCTGCTGGTGGTGAAAACCATTCTAATTGGTATCAATTTGAAATATTATCTAGTGGTACTTTAAATTTCACCATTGACCCCCAAACAAATACCGATGATTATGACTTTAGTATATATGGTCCTAATGTAACTTGTGGTACTTTGGGTACTCCATTGAGATGTTCAGACTCAGGTAATACTGGAAATACTGGATTAAATACAACAGCAGTTGATAATGTTGAAAGTGTTACAGGAGATGGATTTTTAGCTCAAATGAATGTAACTGCAGGTCAAACTTATTATTTGGTTGTAGATGAGTGGTTATCTAATACTGGTAATGGTTATCAATTATTATTTGGTGGTACTGCAACATTGGATTGTGTATTATTTCCCCTTGAATTATTATCATTTAATGCCGAATATAGAAAAGATTATAAAGATGTTTATTTAACTTGGGATGTTATTGTTGATGACTATATTGATGGATTTATAATTGAAAAATCATTAGATGGAATTAATTTCGATTCTATTGGTATTGTTAATGTAACAAACCTAGGAAAAAGATATTATGACTTTAATGACAATTTTCCCAAACCAAATGGATTTACTTATTACAGATTAAAATGGTTTGAAGATGGTCAAATGTTATATTCTGATATATCCGCGGTTGTAGTAAATGACCCAAAATTAAATGATGTTCTTGTTTACACAAAAGATAATAATTTGATATTAGAAAATTTTAGTGTTAAAGGTGAAACTTTTAATTTAAAAATTTATAATAATATGGGTCAGTTAGTTTACTCAAGACCTAATATATTTTTGATTTCTAATATAGAAATGTTAAGTTTAGATAATTTTGGAATTGGAGTTTATAATATTGTTGTTGAGACAGATAAAAATTATACAACATATCGATTTATAAAATCATAAAAAAAGGGTGAGAAATCACCCTTTTTTAATTTTCTTTTCTAAAAGTTATACTTTTCATACTTTTTATGATATTTATTATATATGAAACCAAAAAAACAAGAAGAAGATAAAAAGGTCAAGTTTGCAATCAGTTTAGACCCAAAAATCTTTAAAAGAATGGATAACGAAATGATTAATAAATCCAAATTGATTGAAAAATTATTAAAGGAATATTATGACAACAAAGATTTGTAGTAAGTGTAAAATTGAAAAAGATGTTTGTGAGTTTAGCCTTAGAAAGAGTTCAAAAGATGGTTTACAGATATGGTGTAAATTGTGTTTAACTCAGTATAGAATAAAATATAATATAGATAATTTTGAGAACAACAAGAATTATCAAAAAAATTACTATCAAAAAAATAGTGATAAAATAATACAAAAAACTAATGATTATAAAAATAAAAATTATGAAAAATTTGAAGAGTATTACAAACTATATTATTTAAATAATAAAAAGAAGATAAATAACACAAATAAAAAATACTATAAAGATAATAAACAAATAATTGCTGAAAAATCAAAAATTTTTAGAAGTGAAAACAAAGAAAAAATAAAAGAAAATTATAAAAAATATTATCAAAAAAATAGTAATACAATAATACAAAAAACTAAAAATTACAAAAATAAAAATAAAGAAAAATATAAAGAATATTATAAAGTATATAATAAAGAGTACAAAATTAATAATCCTGAAAAGATAAAAGAACTAACTAAAAAATACAAAAAAAATAAATTACACACAGACCCTATACACAGATTAAAAATTAATATGAGAGCTAGGGTGTTTAATTTTTTAAAATCTAAGAATATTACTAAAAAAAATAAAACCTTTGATATTGTTGGTTGTACTCCTAAATTCCTTAAAGAACACATTGAAAACCAATTTACTGAAGGGATGTCGTGGGAATTATTTGGTGTTGGTATACATATTGACCATATAGTACCATTATCATCGGCAAAAACTGAGGAAGAAATATATAAACTCTGTCATTATACTAACTTACAACCATTATGGGCTAAAGATAACCTCAAAAAGAGTAATAAAATTCTTTAACATTCTTTTCTCAATTTTGAGTCGTAAAAATCAAATCTTATATGTTCAGTTGGGGTAGCTAATAACAACCCTGGTTTGATGTTGTTTTTTATTGTTTCCTGATAAACATATGACATTATGGTTTGTTCATGAGGCCAGTCAAATTTTGTTTCAATATAACATTTGTAATTACCCTCTTTTGTCATCAATATTGGCCAATTTGACAAATATATTTCTCCTGACACATAAGGTAATCCTTTATGTGATTGTATATGTTTAAATTCTAAATTTGGTGAATTTGAATCTAAACCTAGAATTGGTAATTTTGGATTGTTAGGCCAATGTTTTTGTCTAAATTCGTGACTTACATTATACCATGCCCATTGTTTATTATGTGAACCAAAAAATTCGGTAAAGTTTAATTTAACAAAATCAAAGTTTTCTTTTTGAAGAATTTCTAATGTTTTATTATAAAGTTTATCCACTTTTCTTATAAATCCATTTTTACAAGTTGTATCATTACCTTTATAAAACCCCATGTCATCCTCATAAAAATAATAACATGATAAATCAGTATTATGAAAATGTTCCGCAATAAAAACTCTACCTCTTGTAATACCAAGATTATCTTTCTTAATATGTTCAAAACCATATTGTTCACATAACTCTTTATATCTTGGTGTTGTTGTTAAATCTGTTGAATTATCTAAAAGAAACTTCTTGGGTTTATTAATAAAGTCTGAATCATACTCCAACATTGATTGAATTAGTGTTTCAAATTGTTTTGGTGAATTAAATGTTATTACGTATAATCCAACATTATCAATTGATGTGGTTTTGTTAATCTTAATAAAATTTTTTTCTTTTTTGGGTTGTAATCTATTTTCCTTAATATCCTCAAAAAATTTACCCATCAATCCATTTGGTTCAATATCAAAATAAGATATTAGATTTGGATAAAGATAAACCATCAAAGTGAATATACTTTCTTCAGTTCCCATATATCCCCTATTCAATGTATCTGATAATAGTTGATAATAAATTGTATTAATCTCAGATATAACTTCTTTCTTACCACCAAAGAACCCACCTCTTGCAACTTTATTAACTTTTGAATTGGTTAGTCTATTCATCTCAGAAATGGTGAATCCGTGTATTTCTGTTGTTGTTTCATAAGGGAAACAAACAAAATTAAAATCACCTAAAGATTTTGGTAATTTATTTAATACTTTATCGTGGGTAAAATAACCTGGATGAATTGTATTTGTTAATCCAGCATCAATCCAAAACATATATTCTGAATCAAATTTATCCAAAAGTTTTGCATCGTGTAATAAAAACACTTTTGACATAACCAATGGATTATACATATCAAGTTTTGCTTGGGTTGAATCTTTTAACCAACCAACTTGATTATACCATTCAGGTTTTTGTCTAATGTTTTGTATCTTTGGATAAAATTCACTATTTGTAAACCAAGATAAATCTCTTAATATAAATTGGGTATTTTTTTCATTTCTTCTTTCTTTAACGAATTGTTGTAATTCATTATCACCAAAAATAATTAAATTACAATCAACTTCTAATAATTGGGAGAATTTATCCAAGTAGTGTTGATAAGACCTTGACCAACCCTCTTGAAGTTTATCTCTACCTATATTCCATAATCCTGTTACTAATGTTATCATTGTTTAATTTCTTCTAAAACTTTGTAGAAACTTTTATTAATGTTAAGATAATCGGTGGGATAATCTTTGGTTATATTGTTTTCGTGCAACCAAGTATCAAAATAAAAAGGGTTAAATAATTCTTTATTATCAGCATAAATTAAAGATATAAATTGTTCCTCCGAATAAAGTTTTTGTTCTTTTGGTGTTATGTCTAAAAAAATGTTTTCAAATAACTTAATAAAGTTTTCCATTTTTTCTTTTTTTCCACCAAAAATTCCACCAATTATATGATATGTGCTATCATAAGTTTTGTAATAATTTTGAGGTATTGTATTTGACCAATAGTTTGAACCCACATTTGATTTACCAAGTATCAATATTTTATCTCCTGATTTTTCAATTAATTTCGTTAAAAAACTATTATCAAAAAAATTAGAATCAAAATATCTTTGATATGTGTTATTGTTTATTAAATGTTTGTCAGGTATTATACCACAATGACTTAATCCAGCATCAATCCAATAAACATAATCATAGTTAGACAATTCATCTAAACTCCAAAATAATTTATTATATTGTATTTCAAAACATCTATCCCCCTTCTTAATTGATTCAATATCTTTATATCTTGAATAGATTTCTTTATGTTTTGAGTCTTTTAATTCAAATGTTTTAAATTTTAGTTTATCTCTTGAAACATTGTGTTGGGTATAAAAAAAATTCTCTAGTTCATTTAATTCTTGATTATTGGTATAACAAACAAAATCCGCATCATTCATTCTCATTAATGATAATAAACTATATCTGTAATGTTCTTTTCTACTTGGTCTACCCCCATACTCAGTACCATATAGATTAGAATAAATGGTTGTTATGAATTTTATTTTCATAATTTTCCAGTTATTCTATCGCACCATCCTTTTGATTTTGAGTGTGGCCACACAACCCAATAAGATGGTTTTGTTATGGTATTAAATTCCCTCCATATTTTGCAATAACCATCAGGGTCTTGCATAACTCTATTTATTTCATTGATGTCTGCATCTTGTCTAAACATCGTTTCATCTTTATTATCGTGAAATGCGACAACCCAAAAATCATAATCCTTTTCAGGTACTTGACCAAAATGAACATCAATACAATGTTTGAATACACTAGCAAAACTATTTAAGTATTCTTCTTCAGTTTCAAAATTATATGGATTTGGTGGATAGTTTTTATCAGTTGTATATTTCTGTACACCCCTCCTATTAAACTTTATGCCTGCATATTTCTCATAATCCTCTAATGTCCTTTCAGTTCCAAATCCGTACTTACCAAATTCATTAGGATTAAATACTTCACCATCCATTGAGAATAATCTTCTATTCCTTGAATGTGATTTGTCATTTTTCTTAAACCATTCTTTATCTACATCCCATTGTTTTGTTCTTCCCTTCCTTGTGTACTCATGCCAAATAATAACTCGGTGTGGATGAAATAAATCATATCCGTGGGTGAATGCTCTAACACCAACAGATATTTCTTCTCCGTGGAAATAATACTCAGGGTCGTGTTGAACTTCATTACTAAATTCACCTAATGTAAAACAGAAATGTGCTGAGTAGAATCTTGCGGGAATTGGTTCTGTTAAGTCTTTCCAATTTGGAATAACTTCAGGTAAAAAGAATACAGCACCTTCAGGAATAAATCTATCAAATGTCATTCTCCAAGGTTCAGTTACTCTACCTTGTGGGTCATTGTCAGGGTCAAATGATGAAACATAACCAGTCAACAAAGGTTTTGGATATCCTTTTGATTGAAGGTCTTTTAACATATTAATTAAAGTTTCATCCCAATCTTGTTCAAATCTCATATGGGAATCAATTTGTAAGGTATATGTTTCTCCTGAATATAATTGTTGAACTTGGTTTCTTGCCCAACAAACACCTGGTGAATCAATATCTTTTACATCAATAATTCTAAATCTTTTATCCTTTCTATAATGGTCAAGATTAAATTCATCATTTTCATTATATTGATTACAAATACCAATTCTAAGTTTTTTAGGGTATTTTGCTTTTGAGATTAAATCTTGTAATGTGGGATTAAGTTGGGGGTCTCTAAATGAGGCAATTTGTACAAATATTGTTGACATTCTTATTTTTAATTAAAAAATAAAAATAAATAGATAGAATTAAATATTCATTGTAAACTATTTTTATATGATTCCGTAAACCCTAAATGATTCAACAGTCCAAGTACCATTAGCAACACCAGTAGTATTAATTCTAACTACCCCTCCAGCTGTAAAAGCTTCACTATATTTAAGTGTATAACCTGCCGCGTGTTGGTCACCAGCACCTGTTGCATCAAATTCAATTAAAGCATTTCTTTTTGTTACACCACCATATTGTAATTCAAATGTAGTTAAACCATTTAGGTTAGCTGTTGAACGAAAACCAACCTCACTCTCAACCATAATTCTTGAATAAGTATTCACCGCCACTGTATAAGTAAAAATACCTGTTGAGTTAGCTACACCAGTTATTTCAGTTTCTTGTGTATTTAATAATATTAAAGTACCTGATAATGGTGTTGCTGGTGGTAAATTTTGATAAGTTGTTGCAGATATAACAGACGATGATATAGTTCCTGTAGATGTTAATCCCGTAACACTATTAAATGATACATTAAATGTCCCCCCTGTATTATTCGTATAAGTAAATGTGTTATCACTATAAGTTCCGCCAGTAACAAATACATCAGAAAAACCAACAATAGTTAATGTTGAACCATCATTCCTATTTAATGTTAAAGTATCAGTTGAATTGTCAAATGAACCACCACTTATTGCTTGAGTTACTCTTACATCATTATCACCAACAACAATTGGGTTTGATGCGGAAATTGGTGCAACACTTAATTTAACTTTACCTAAAGTTGATGTTGAACCAGTTGAAATCCAATCATCTAATGTTCCACTTACATCAGCATAAGGTATTGCATTTGGTGATGGTGTTGTTGTTCCCACTTGGTCAACACCACCAAATTGATGTCTTGTTGCGTGAGTTTGAATTGTAACACCATTGATTGTACCAGCACTTACGATATTATTGTTACTCATATCCAAGTTACCTGACATTGCTCTTGTTCCTGAAACTAATAAGTATTGTGTATGGTCATCAGCATTTAATCCTAATAAGTTTCCGTGAACTGAGGAGGCATTTACACCACCAGCTCTAAAAGCTATTGTAGGTCTAATGTCCTCAATTTCTGTAATACCACTAGCCCCTTGTTGTACATAAATGTTAGCTACTTGAGTTACTGAATCTGAGAAGAACGATGGTGGTGTAGGTAATAAGGCGTTTTCAGTATCAACTAAAGTTGAATATTCATTTTGACCTAATACTAAGAAATAATTTTCTAGTGTACCATCTCCTACTAGATATAATGTATGTTTGGTATAATAACCAGCAGTTAATCCTGTAAGTGTTCCATTATTATCATAACTTGTATTATTTACAAAAGTTGTTGCTGATGTTATCCAAGTACTACCAGTTCCGTTTCTATAATATTGAACAAATTGTAAATTAGTTCCACCTGATGGTAAAAACTGATTTGTTGCGAAGTAATATTCTCCACTTGTAACATCAAGTGTGAATGGTGTAACACCTTCAGTTACAATTGACCCAGTGGCATAAATAGGACCTAAGGCATTTGACAAAAGGTCTCCATATCTATTTGAAGTATGTTCGGCATTAAATGGGCTCAAATCAATAAACTCAACATCAGTTGAATTGGTTACAACTCTACCCAACAATATGTTGTATGCCGAGTTTGGTCTTGTACCAGAACTACTTAAATTACTATTTTCATTTATAAAAATATATTCATCTGTATTTGCAGATAATGTTATAAGATTATTCACCCAATCAATCCTCCTAACAATACCACTATTATCTGATTTTTCTAAATAACCAAAACCGCCATCCGCTTGGATTGTCGTTCCACTAACCACACTCAAACTACCACCACTAATTAATCCCATTGAACCTCCTTCAAATATCAATGTAGTAAAGTCAGTATGTGAACCATCGGTAAATGTTACAGACGCTTTTCTTGTGATGTCAAGTTCACCATCATCAATATCTAAAAATAACCAATAAATGTCAGTACTATTTGTGAATATTTTTTGATGGTTAGCACTACCCCCAAATGTACCAAAGGTTGTTGACCTTTCAACATATAAATCCCAGTCACTATTGACAATACTTGCATTATCAATATCAAATCTTACACCATTACCTATATTTGGATTTCTAATACCATATGTAAATCCATCTATTGTTATGGTTGAAGCGTTTAATTCTGACCCATCTTGTATATAAAATGCCGTTGAACCAGAAACCCCATTTGATTGAGCATCACCAACAAATACACTTAATGTTGCTCCACTACCTGTTGCATAATTACAATATGTTATACCTGTACCAGTTGGAAAATTAAAATAGTTTTCCATATTTGCCAAAGCTATAATTCCACCTGAACTAACTACTTTTGTACCATATGTATATTCACCATTGAAATCTAAATATTCTCCATAAAATTTGGTGTCTTGAGTTGATGCCTCAACCCATACATTTGTATCACAATCATAAAATGAACATTTATGTGCTTGTCCAAAGTCACCAATATCGTAACAATAAATTGCGGCATATCCTAATCCTGCACCTGAAAAAGACAAGAATGAAATTTCATTGTTTTGACCTATATTGACTATATTTTGTGTTGAAGCTGATGGTATAATAAGTGTTGTTTGTATATTACTACCAACTATACTAACATAAGGTTTTGTTGTTAAATCAATTAATCCTTCAACAAATTCACCAGGTCCAACTGATATTAGATATCTGTTAGTTGTTGATGAACCAGTTATTGAATCAACCGCATCTTTGATTGAAGTAAAATCTCCACCTTGTTTTGCAACTATAATTTGTTTTGGGTCTTTTGTTAACTTGTAAACATTTGGTCTAACAAATATACTACCATTAACTCCAGCCTCAATAACCAAGGCTATTATAACATCTATATATGGTACAATTGGTTTAACTTTTGTATACCCACCTGGTATTGTTGTTGAGATATATAGAATATCCCCATTTGCCCAAGTTTCACCATATGGAATACCAGTTGTGTCAATATTTCTTACCAAACCAAAACTTGTTACATAACCAACATCACCATTGTTTAGTGTTTGGGTTAAAACTCCCATAGTTGCAATAACAGGGATTGAACCATCAGCAATAAATTTATCAACCAATATTCTACCTGACGCACCAGTTGTACCCACAGCACCAACAACTGAACCATCGTTAATTACATTCCCTGTTTGATTTTCAACTAAATAATATTGTTCTTGACCTATTTGTTGTACAGGACCCCCAATCATCCCTAAACTTAATGTTCGATTATCAAAATCCCAAAATAAACGTCCTTCATCTGATGTAGTACCAGTTTGAGTAACATCAAAATTCACATAAGTTAAACCAGTTATAGTGGTAGCTGTAATATTATTTGTTGATAAACCACTATTTGCTAATATCAAATCATTAACATTAATTGGTGAACACCCATATATATTTGTCACATATAAATCAGTAATACAAGTCGCTGATGTGTTTCCAGTAAAATTGGATGTGAAACCAGATACTAATATTGTGTTACCACTATTGTCATATAATTCTAAAGTATTAGTTATATTATTAAATGTTCCTCCAGTTGTGTAAGTATCGGTAAAACCTGTAATTGTAATAGTTCCACCCGAAGAACCCAAAGTCAATGTCCCAGTATTACTATCAAATGTCCCACCAGTAATACCACTACCACCTCCACCACTTGTAGTTAATTTCTTCCATACCGCAGTTGAATAAGTTTCACCACTAACACCATCAATTGTATTTGCTGTCCAACCACTCATAAATGCAATATTCTCAGGTGAATCCGCCTTTATAGTTGTACCAAAATCAGATATTACTATTGTTCCAGTTGAAGCAGTTGCGGCAGTCCATAATGATTCGTAATTATCAATCAAAAATTGATACAATTGATTTTCTTCATAAACATAAACCATCATACCCAACTTTCTCCTACCTGACGAAATGTTATCAGGATGTAATGTCAATGTATCATATGAAAATGTTGTACCACTTCCTTTTGAAAATGTTATTGGAATTGAATTACCACTATACTCTATAGGTCCATATGTTGAAGGTGGAATGGTGTAATAAAGTTGGTCTAGTGAAAATACTTCCATATAACCACCAGTGGACAAAATTGAGTAGTTTGTCCCAAAAGTCTTTGTTCTATCTAAACTTTGTTGTCCAATTAATTGACTTGGACTTATTGGATTTTTATATGGAAAACTCATTATCCTACACTACCTCCTTTAAAATAAATATTGGTTAATTGATTATCAATTAAGAAATCACCTGATGGATATGTTGTATAAACTCTATATATTACAGGTGGTATTGTTGAACCTGTATTTAAGAATGTATTTGTTCTTATTGTTGGTTCTGTTAATACATTTGTAAATACATTAGGATTATTTAAACTTAAATCAATATCAAGTTGTTGTTGATAATTAGTACGTTCAATTGGTATTATAAATGTATACCAAGCTTGGTCTAAAACAGTATTTTGTAATATTTCAGTTGTTGTAAAGTTATGTGCTACAATTGGATTACCAAAACTATCAACACCTATTGATACTGGTGAAATTGGTAAATTTATAATAGGTGGTAATTCACCGCTCGTCCAACCAGAATAATTAACATATAAATTCATTTCATAATCAAAATCAATTGGTGTTAAACTAGGTTGACTTGTATTACTAAACCCATAGAACTGAGTTGACCCATTATTGAACATATATGTACCAATATTTGTCGCAGCACTTATTGGTTCAATAAATAAATATCCAAATCTAGATGTTGGTGTATTAGATGGTGTTATAGTTGGTGTTACAGATGGTGTATTAGTAGGTGTAACTGTATTAGTAGGTGTCATCGTAGGTGTAACTGATATTGTTGGAGTAACACTTGGAGTAACTGATATTGTAGGTGTTACCGATATTGTTGGAGTAACACTTGGAGTTACCGATGGACTAAGTGATATAGTTGGTGTTGGAGTTGGTGTTACACTAACACAACTATTACTAACACAATTATCCCCAATATAAATGTCACATTCAGTCAATCCAATTGGATTAGTTCCACAATAATATAATGTTGTTCCAGAATTGATTGGTAATACACTTGTTACAGTTCCATCACATTGAGTATAATAAAATGTTCCAGTTGTTGTTCCCGTATTTGTAATTTGAATACATCTACAAGTTCCAGTTGGGGTAGGTGTTGGAGTTGGTGTTAATGTTGGTGTGGGTGTAGGAGTTGGGGGACAAGAATATGGTAAAAATATTTCACATCCATTACTATCCATAACCTTAACAATAACACTATCAGCAACATCTAATGGTGGTGGTACATCAAAAGTAAAGGTGGGTGGAATAGTAGTTGAACCCGTTATTAAATAACAATAAACTAATGTGGTATCACAAACTGTGATTGAATATGGGGGTGTTCCTGTTACACCTGTTATACTTATTTGATGTGGCATTAATAATACTAATTATTTTGATATTCTTCTATGGTATAAACACCATATTTTATATATATGGCGGGATATTGATATAATGGAAAATCTGGTGGATATTTTGGATTGTTTAATTCACCAACCAATACCATATCATAAGGGTCATAATCTCCCGTAACACAAACAACACAATTATATTCATTGTGTAAAACTTCACCTTGTTCTAAATGTATTGTTTCCATAATTAACTAATAAAAATTACACTTATTTCACCACCTCCACCACTAGCAGCATCAAAATTATCCCCATCAAAGCTATAAGAGGATATAGTTCCTCCTGGTGTTTCTTCAGGGGTTTCATATACAAATATTAAAGAATCAAAAATTATATCTTCTATCATATTTCAAATGTTTTTGGTACATATTCAATAAGAGGTAAACTCTTAACCCATAAATATGATGGATTTACACATTGATTCATTTCCTCAATGGAAATAATCCAATTATCGTTTTTATCTTGGATTGTATTGAAATATGAATCTGGAGCAAACATCTTACCCACTATTTCATCTTTTTGTTGTTCTGTTAATAATCCTACTTCCATAATTTTATATTTTTTTATCTACCTAATGTTGCTTGGAAAGCTTGAACTGCTGTATTTAAATTAGCGACTTCAGTTGGGGTTAAACCATCCCCAATAGAAACAAAAGATAATTCAGCATCAGAGTATGATGACGCTGCCCCACTTATATTTAATCCCAATAAATAAATACTATTATATGATAATGTTTGATTTATCGTTGATGTAAGTGACCCAATTACTGATGCGTTTCTATATAATTTTCTATCATTATTAGATAATACCGAACCAACATAAAATCCACTTCCATCTGTATTCGTAACACTAATATTTCCTTGATTTAAATTATCAGATGAGTTAAAAATTGCAATATCACCAATTCTTCTACCAACACCTAAAAGTGAATTGACCGAAGCCGTACCATCATTAACACCTAAATCAACTGCAGTTGCAAAACTTCTCGCGGTTGATGTTCTAGAATACCAAGAAATATGATTATTATTTGCGGTTAAATAATAAGGAGAAAAGAATGTATCAGCGTAAGCATTAGTACCATTACCTTTTAATCCTGTTTGACTATGTATTGTACTAATAAATGATAATCTAAATGCTGAATTTAAATCTAATGGATTTTTTAAATTAAATTTTTGAGTTGATGCGAAGTTACCAACTAGTGGATAAATCACTTTCATTTTATCCCATATATTATATAATTTTAAATCAATAACTAATTGATTAACTGCTTGTGCTTCAGCTTGAAATTGTATGTTCGTAGCATTTATAAATGCCTGAGCGTCTGAGTCAGAAACAACTTGAGGTCCTACTGCCCTACCTAATGTAGTTTGGAAATTTGTAACTATTGTCCTTAAATTTAAAAGTTGGGTATTAGTTAACCCTGATGACCTAGATATATAAGCAAATGAAAGTCTTCCGTTATAATAATTCTGTAAAATAGGCGCTTGTTGTGACGCTAAAACACCAATTCCAATATTACCACTATTCACCCAATTAAATGTTCTATTTAACGTTATTGTCTCAAATGTACCATCAGAACAAAGCATTCTTTTATCAGTACCAACACTATTCATCGCCCAAAAACCTAAAGAATTAGTTGAACTACTTGTTCTTGTTACACTATTAGTAGTTACACCAAAAAAAGTACGAATTGAAGTTGTTGAATTTATTGTTATACCAAAATAGTCAGAAAAAGTATTATCTGCAGCACCAAAAATATATCCAGTATTACCTGATAAATTTGAATAAAATCCTAATGAATAATTATTTGGGTTAAAACTTGAAAAAGTGATATAAGGAATGGCGTAACCATTTGAACCATTTGGTTGTGCCCCTAAAACATTATGTGTCCACCCACCAGCAAAAGTTAATCTAAATGCCACGTCTAAATCTCGTGGGTCTTTTAAGTTAAATTTTTGTGAAAAAGCACTATTCCCAACAATAGGATAAATTGCAGGTATTATACTCCAAAGACCAAATGATTTTAAATCAACAACCAATTGGTTAATTGCATTTCTTTCTGTTGTATTTGAAATAGTTGCTGCGGTAATAAACGTAAAAGCATCTGGGTCAAAATTTGGTGTTGGTGTTACGGTTGGTGTATTAGTCGGAGTTATTGTTGGTGTAATTGATATCGTAGGTGTTGGTGTTGGAGTTGGTGTTGCAGGATAAAGTATTGGTTTAACAATCTGTCCTGGTGCTGACAATGTTGAGGCACTAAATCTAATATAATTACCAACACTATTTGCGGAATATGACCAAGGAGACCAAGTTAGTCCTTCATCATTTGAATATTCCCAAATACCATTTGTTGATGTATTAACAGTATCGGATAGTAATAAACTATTTGAAGTATTGTAAACATCAATAGCTAATTCAGGTAACTGATTTATAAATTCGGTATTTTGTCTCCAAGAAAATATATTAGAAGTTTTATCTGTAAATTTTAATGAAGGGTCATAATATGGTGATGATAAAGGAAGATAATTACTTTGATAAGATAATATTATACCCTTTATACGACAAGGTATTGTATATAACCCAGCTGTTCTAAATGTTAATTTAAATTGAATTGAATTTGAATTACCTGATATTTGTCCTGATGGTGGTACTAATGTCCAACTTCCAGTGTCAGTTGATATACCATTAGTTCTATAATAAATGTCCCAAGTTTCTCTTGGAATATAAAATCTTTGGTCTTTATTAAAAAATGTGTCAACATCAACATAAACTTTATTATATGATGTTGCAGATAATGTTGATAATTCTGGTGTTATAACACAACAATTTGATATTGTATGAAAATCTTCATCGGCCTCAATAGGTAATGAATAAATAATATTTGTATTGGTAGAAGAACCTCTAACTAAAAATAAAATACCATCACTATAATGTGTATATGTACTTAAACTTAAAAAATTAGTTGTTAAATTATCGAACTTATCCACCAAATACGTTCCTTGTTGAGTTTGGTCATTAATATGAATTGGTCTGTCAAACAAACCACCAGGTGTATATTGGGTTACATAGTTTCTAATAGTTCCTTGAGCATGTGAAATATAAAATCTTTGAGCTTGTCTCAAATATTGACCACCATATAGCTGAGAACTTAATGGATATGTATTTAACGTACCTGGAGGATTCTCAACCATTGAATCAACAATAAATGTAGTTGAACTTGCAGTAATCCCACTTATTGGTATTCTACTAATTCTATTATTTGGTGTAATATAAAAATTATTATTAAAGTCTGTTATCATTGGTATATACCCAAGAATACTACTACCATTATGTACTTGACTACCTGTTGTTAATTGATATGGTGTATTACTTCTACCAGCGGTTAATGTTAAAGAAGACCTAATATTGAATTTTTGAATAGATATTGACGTACCACCAATTGTTGTAATTGTATATAAATCTTGATTAGTTAACGAAGTTTTATCCATTAAAACTCCACCAAATGGTGCAAATGTTGCTGATGTTGTTGCACTATCAAGTATTCTGTAGCAAGCCCTTATATTATCAATTGTAGTTGCTGCAGGTATTGAAGTTGGTGGTGTTAAAAATAATTCGTATCTTAAACCTTTAACTAAAGAAATACCTCTAATAGTTGCCGAACCTCCAGCATAATTGATATAAATTAATCTAAAATCCTCAATAACATAAGATGTTGCACCTGTAATATTTAATGTTGATGGATTACCGTCATTATAAAATTCTTTGATTATTGTTATACTTGTATTACTATTAACACTATTCACACGATACCAAATCGTTATGTCATCAGAGTTTGTTGAACCAAAACCGATTCTATTTCCAACACAAACACCATCAGTCAACCAAGTAGTCCCTAATCCTGTAACAGAATTACCACTCACTGTTATAGTACCACCAGTATGTCTTTCTAATGATGGTAATATCGTATAACACTGATGATTAGTATTATCTGGAAAATTTATTAGAATACTACCTATATCAGTAAATTGACTTATAGATTTTTTAAAAGTTGCTAAAAATATTCTTTTTGGTGTTGTACCTTGAGACCCGCCCCCGCAATAAAATAACCATATTGTATCGTCATTATATTTAACACTACCTAATGAATCAATTTGTACTGCATAAGAATATGGTGAAACACTTAATACTTCATAACATCTTAAAAATTTAGGTTCTAGTGGTGAAATATATAATTCACCATTTTCATCTGTTTTTCTATACATTAACCATCCTAAATTCAATTTTGTTGAATCATAGCCAGATGGATACGTTGCCGTATTAGTATCAAAATTATATTGTAAGTAATTAGTAACCATTAAATTGTATTTAAACCAACTCTTAATTTTATCCCTGATGGTATAAAGTCCGCAACATATCTAATATAATTACCAACACTATCTGCGGATGAACTCCAAGGTAACCAAGTTACACCATTATCTGTTGAGTACTCCCAAGTTCCTGAAACTGAATTAGTTACAGTATCATAGAAAACAATATTATTATTTGTTGCGTTATATAATCTAATTTTTAAATTTGGAATATTACTATTCCATAATGATTCTTGCCTCCAAGCAAATGTTCTATTTGTTAAATTTGAATTTGATACTGATGGTGAATAATGTGAATCCGTTCTATCATCTTCATAAGCTAAAGTAAATCCATAAACTCTATTAGGTAAACAAGTATTACCCGCAATCTTATATGAGAATCTAAATTGTATTTCAATTGAAGTTATAACACCTTCACAAATAATATCATCATTAAGATTTTGAACATTTGTAAATTCAGTCCAAGAACCTGTATTAGTATCAATTCCAGTTGTTCTATAATGAATAACCAAAGGTTCTGGTGGAATTGTGAAACCTAAAGAACCATATTCTTTATATTGGTTAACATAAAGACCTGTTATACCAACAACATTTGGTAAAACATATTTTGGAGAATATAAGGCATTTTTACTATAATCAACATATTGTGCTTCACAACCAATTGGTACGGCATATAAATTGTTTTGTATAGTAGTTGCATTTCTACATAAATGTAGTACACCATCCAATATAGTACCATAAAAACCAACACCTAATGTGTCAGGATATTTTTGTGAAAATATATTTGCAGTACTGCCTTGTAATTGATTACCATTCATTAAAAATGCTATATCATAAGAGTTCTCATAAGATAATGTGTTGTAAGTATCTCTAGTATATAAAGTACTAACTAATGTTGGTTGAATTAAATTCAATTTATATTTAGTGATAAAACTCTTAGCTGTAGCCGATTGATTCAAAATAATTAAACTATCACTAATAGAATCATATAATACCCTTCCTACATTACCCGCAGCAGGATATGTTGTTGTTGAACCCGGAGGAAGTTCTGGCATATAAGTATACGATGGAACAACATCATTTTGTAACAAATTAATTTCTGTTTGTACAATTCCAGTGTTATCAGTGTACAAAGATGTTACTCCTGAAACACTACCACTTTGCATTGCAGCAATTGCTATTTTACCAGTACCTGAACCATTAATCGCAGCACCAGTTGGTGTTATTATTGGAACTCCAGTTAATAATAGCTGAGACGCTTTACTAAATCTTAATATACCCTGAGTACCCGAACCTAATTGTGTTATATTTGGGTCTTTAATATTATATCTAGAAATACGACCCGCAGTATTTATAGTATAAAGATATTGTGTTGTACTATTTTCTTGTGGTAAAATATAAGAATCTTTTATTGAAGCTGTAATACCAATAGTGTTAAATCCTGTTCCTGAAACATAAAAACCATCATATAAAACATATCTTCCTTTTGCTAATCCAGCATAATTAAAATCAGGTGTTGGGATTGTATTTAGTGTTGAAAGAAAATCATCTTTAGATAATCCTTGTATTAAACATAAAGTAACAGTTTGATACCAAGCTGAAAGTAACAAATTCTCAATAACATATGGTGTGCCAGCTGAAAATGTTCCTGCTGATGAATTCAACGTAATAACTTGAGATGTAAGATTTTGAGCATTAGTGATAAAATTACTAACTTTTTCACCATTTGAAGTATTAACACAAACCATACCACTATCAATAGTATTACTATTGCTACCAACATATAATCTACTACCATCTGGACTTAATGCCATACTATTGACTGATGTTGTGTAAGTTGAATAAACTATATTTGGGTTAAAATTTGGGTCAGCTGTTAAAGTTGTTAAATTTCTTTTTGTAATAATTTGACTTGAGCCATAACAATATAGTAAATTATTTGAGTAATCAGGAATCATAGAATAAATAAATACCGAAGATCTTGTTACTAACAATAAAGTACCTATTGAAGATATTTCAGTTAAATATTGAGTTCCTGCCGCGTTCCAACTCGTAAATGTACCACCAACTATTATTGAATTTGTTGATGGTTTATATATTATTTTAGTTGCAGTACTTGCATTACTCAGTCCTGGTGACACTATAAAAGTATTATCTTTAGTTCCACCACTTGTTATTTTCATTAAATATTGATTAGTAACTCCTTTATATATAGTAAAACTACCACCAATATATATACTATCAATACTGTCAACCGCTATTGTAACCACTCCACCATTTAATCCAGTTGTATTATCGAATGATGTGTCTTTAGTTCCATCAGTATTTAATTTTATTATTCTATTGTTAGCGACACTTTTATATAGTGTAAAATCACCCCCAACATATAGTTTTCCTATTGAATCAAATTGGATATCATATACCGTACCATTAAATCCAGTTGAATTATCAAACGATGTGTCTTTAGTCCCATCACTATTTAATTTTATGATGTAGTTATTTGTTACACCACTATATGTTGTAAAAGCTCCACCAACATAAATTCTACCACTTGAATCAATTCTTATTACATATGGTGCTCCATTTAATCCCGCACCAATATTAGTGTTGAATGTTGTATCTAATGTTCCACCACTTGTTATTTTAGCTAAACGACCAACTGAAACCCCACTATAAGTTGTAAAAGTTCCACCAATATATAAAGAACCTGTTATTGAATCTACCGCAATAGTACTAACAACACCATTTAATAATGTTGGAGTAGAGTTCATCAAAGGATAATTACTTATTCTATACCAAGTGGAGATATTTGCAGGATTTGTAGAACCAAAACCAATTCTTGCACCAATTGGAATACGACTACTAATCCAATCTGTACTAGTTCCAGTGACAGATGTTCCACTTACTTGAACTGTTCCTGCAGTATAATATGATAAGTTAGCACTTAATCCCCAATGTAATGGAGCTGTACCAGTATTTGAATTACTAGTTCTAACCGCACCAACATAGGTATAAGAATAATTAATTCTATTAAATTCATACATT